ATATCCTGTTGCACTATGATTATGTGGTACATGATAATCACCTTTATTATAAACAACGGACCAAACTCTTTGTAATAAAATTTTAGAATTAAATTTTGCTCTTACTAAACTCAACTCATCTTTAAATATTTCTCTAAACTCTGTATTAATACTACATTTATTTCTGTTGCTGCTAAAATTAGCCTGAGGCATTTCAGGGTATCGTTCTAAAACTTTTTCTATTTCTTCTTTTTTATTTTTAAAATTAATACATTTTATTTTAAAAAATTCTATTTTGAATATAGGTTCTATTTCATATTTTATATCCATTCTTTTAATTCTTCACCCATAATTTCAGTTGCAATATTAATTTTTTTACGCAAAGCTTTTACAATTTTTTCATCAATTGTTTCTTCTGTCATGATATCAATGTAAGTCATTGGTTTTTCTTGACCGATACGATCAATACGTGCTTCAGATTGTTGTCTCTTTTCTAAATCATAACCGTTTGAAAAATAAATCATTGTACTTGCAGCAGTCAATGTGATACCATACCCGCCGGTTTGTGTAGTTCCTACAAAAAATCTACACTTGTCATCCTCTTGAAACTTCTTTATATTACTTTGCCTTTCTTCTTGAGGAGTTAAACCATAATAGTCTACAACAGATCCCTCACCATGTTTCTTTTTTATTTCTTTAATTATTCTTTGCACATCTTTTTGATAGTGAGACCAGATCACAGCTTTGCCTTCTACTTCATCTAAAATATCCATAAGTTCATCTACACGTCTTGATGGGATTTCTTGTACTGTGCCATCATCCGCTGTAAAGTGACCACAGGTAATTTGATGTAGTCTCATTAACTGTACCATTACTGTAGAGGTTGTAACTTCTTTTCCTTCTAATTGTGCGTATGCATATTTTTTCATTTCTTTATAAACTTTTTCTTGTGGTCCAGTCATAGTAACCATACGTTTCATATAAGTTTTAGATGGTAAGTCTAAACAATCATCTTTTAAAACTCTTTCAGAGAATGGTTGTATCTTAGCTGAAAGCTCACCTAAATTACGGTATCCTACAACCACATTAACTGAACGTGCGCCCAGGTTAATTGTTTTCATCGCTGCATATCTAGCTCTGAAAGTATAATAAGAACTATGGTCAAGGAGCCAAGGATCAAGAAAAGCACACTGAGCAAACAAATCTAATGGCGAATTAGTTACAGGAGAACCCGTTAAGATCCTTCTGTACTTGGCATACTCACGTAGCTTAACTATATTTCTAGTTCTTTTGGCTGTAGGAGTTTTGATTGTTGTAGATTCATCTATAGCCATCATAGCTTTGTGTGATGATAAAAATCTACGAGCAAATTCTTTTCCAAAATCGTAAGAGAAAGCTTCAACGTTCATAATTAGTACGTGAAAGTCTGTGCCGGTTTCAAACAAAACATTTAATTTTTTTGTTTGCTCACCTGATTTATCAGAGCTTTTCCACAATACCATTTTCTTTTCAATATGGTCTGGTAGGTGTTTAGGAATTTCAGACTCGTACCAGTTTTTATATACACCTTTAGGAGCTATCAATAATAGCCCATTTATATCGCCTTTATCATAAAGCATAGCACAATTATCAATAAGAACTTTAGATTTACCTGTACCCATTTCCATAAAATAGGCAAAGTTTTCTTTCTCCCAAGAACGTTCTAAAGCTTTAAGCTGATGTGCGTAAGGCTTAGATTTAAATTTATAATTAATCATTTACTTATCTTTCTATTTAGGTATATATAGGATGAAAGAGATAAAGTCAATATGCAATTTAAAGATCATCCAAAAGAGACTAAAACAAAAGTCTATTTAATTCAGGAGATACCTGGTACTTCTAAAGGAGAACCTAAATATAATATTGTAGGCGCACAGAAATATGGCGATATCGTGACGATGCTTCCAGAATTTTCTCAAATGATTTTATCTCCTGGTCCTTTAATTCACAAACTTAGAACTCTTCTAAAAGACTACACATCAAATGACTATCTTTTATTATCAGGTGATCCTGCAATCATAGGTGTAGTATGTTCAATTGTGGCAGACACAACTAATGGTAGATACAAATTATTAAAGTGGGACCGTCAAGAAAAAACATATTATCCAATAGAAATAAATATTCATCACAAATAAGTTGACATCATAAAATATATCTCTATATTTAATTTGCGAATTATTATTAGAACATTAAAACATTAAGGAGATATTATGAAAGATATTAATCTTAGACAAGATGCACCATCGCAGGTGTCACAAGTAAACCCAGATAGAATCTCAGAAGAGATCTCTAAACTTCAAGCTGTTCAGCAAGAAATAATTAACAAAGAAAACGAAATCAAAGAATTAAAAGATAAAGAAAATTATTTAGGTGGCGTTATCATACCTGACTTGATGAATGAACTAAATTTAAAATCAATGAAGTTAGCAGATGGTTCTGAAATATCTGTTGGCAATAAATATTTTGCTTCAATTAAAGCTGATAAAAAAGCTGAAGCGTATGACTGGCTTCGAACTGCTGGCTTAGGTGATATTGTGAAAAATGAAATCACAGTTCGCTTTGGCAAAGCTGAAGATAACAAGGCGCAGCAATATGCTACCCTTGCAAAAGGACAAGGTTATGAACCGGAACAAAAAGTTTCAGTTCATGCCGCAACCCTTAGATTAACTTTGGAGGATTTTCATTCACGTGGTGGAAAAATTCCTCCAGAGTTTTTCAATACGTTTGAAAAAAATCAAACGCAAATTAAAAATAAACCAAAACAATAGACTAACAAATCAATAGGAGGATATATGGATAGTCAAGTAACAACAAAGACCAATGCAGGTGCATTGGCAACAATCAATCTCAGAGCAGATTCTGGTAAAGGTGCAGAGGAAATTAAGTCGGACGATGTTTCAACTCCGATCTTAAAAATTTTACACCAATTATCTCCAGAGTGTAATGAGAGAGACGCTAAACATGTAGCGGGTGCAAAGCCAGGGATGATATACTCATCAGGTTTTGGATCTCTCATTGCTAGTGATAAAGGTCTAGATGTGGTGATAGCTCACGCACAAACTAGATATCCTGAATGGCAAGAGCGAGGCGATAGTGCTTCTGCTCCTGTTGGAACTCACATAGATATTCCAGCTGACGCTAAAGAAGAGAAGAATGGTAGATATAGATTACCAAATGGTAACTATGTAGAGAAGACTGCATACTTCTATGTTTTAGCAATGGCAGATGGTGAAGTAAAACCAGCGGTCATTCCAATGAGATCATCAAATCTTTCTCCAGCTAGAGAACTTAATAACATGATTAAGAATCTTAGATTCTCAGATGACAAAGGTTCTTTCAATCCTGCATCGTATGCAGCAGTTTATAATTTAAAAACTGTTGGTAGAACAGCAGGTAGTAAAAGCTGGCATGTCTACAAACCATCAAGAGTTAGAAACCTTGATGTCAGTAATAAGGAAGATGCATCGTTATATGAAGTTGCTCAATCACTTCAGAAAACTGTATCGAAAGGTGCAGCAAAACCAAAATACGATGCACCTAAAACTACTGGGGACATAGTATAACAGAGTTACCTTGGAGTAACACTTGCGAGAGGGGCGGTGAAGCGAGAGTGGACCCGCCCTTAATAAAGATATGGAAGAATTTAAAAAGTATTTTACAGGATTAACACGCGACTTTGGTTTTTGTAATGTAGAAAACGGCTACATAGATGAGAACACAGGTAAATTAAAAATAGATCCGGGGGATTATGGCTGGGCCCATCGAGCTATATCAGATGAAGATTATCAAAAACATTTAGACGGCAAAGTATCAATAGGATTACAACCATGTGATGATGAAGGTACATGTTCATTTGGAGCAATAGATGTTGATCCAAATAACTACACTGATTTTAGTATGGGTAAATTTTTAAAAGTCATAGAAGACAAAGATCTACCAGTGATACCTATTAAATCAAAAAGTGGTGGATTACATATTTATATTTTTACAAAAGAAAAAGTACTTGCAACATTAATTAGAGAAGTATTACAAAATTTATTATTTTTATTTGGACTGTCATCTAAGACAGAAATATATCCTAAACAAACTAAACTAGGTAAGAATCAAAACGGAGAGAAGACTGTAGGTAGTTTTATAAACTTACCTTATTTTAAAACAACAGAACGTAGGGCACTTAAACCTGATGGTAGTGATATAGAATACAAAGATTTTTTAAATGTAGTTAAAGCAAACTTACAAACAAAAGAATCATTAAAAGAGTTAATAAACAAAAAAGTAAATGATGAATTATCTGGAGGACCAGATGATTTAAAAGATGGACCACCATGCTTACAGGTTATCTGCAAACAGATCCAGGAATCAGGCACCAAACTAAAAGATGAAAGAGATAGATTTTTATTTAACTATATGGTTTTTTGTAAAAAGAAACATCCAGAGTCTTGGGATAAAAAAGTATTAGAAGCAGCTAGAAATTATATACAATATGATGAGATATGGGGTGATGAGAAAGTAAAAGAAAAAATTAAATTTTGGAAAAAAGATACAGCTGGTCATACTTGTTATGATTTACCTATCTCTGCTTATTGTGCAAAAGGTGTATGTATCAAAAGAAAATTTGGCATAGGAAGTAATAGAGATACACACTGGCCACAACTGTCTAACTTAATTAAGATAACTTATAGACCAGAGCCAGAATATTTTTTTGATGTAGAACTTGGTAATAACGATGTAGTGCAGGTGCACGCAAAAAATATAAGTCGTATGGATGAAGTAAAACAAATGCGTAAGTTAGTTGCCGACAGCACAAGTATCTTTCCACCAATAATAAAACAAAATGAATTTCAAAAAATTCTTGAAGGATTATGGGCTACCAAAAAAGATATGCCACCTCCTATAGGAACTAACCCTATAGAAATTTTAAAAGAAGCTTTGATAGAATATGTAAACGGACCAGAGGCAACAACTAACACTGCATTTGAAAGTGGATCAGTATTGATAGAAGAAGATCATTACTATTTTATATTTCAAAAATTTTATGAAGAATTAAAACGAGGAGACTGGACTCAGAAAAGAGATAGGACAGCTCACTTGATTCGCCAACACTTCAAGGGGGAGTTTGATTGTAAAAAAAGATTTCCTAAAGGCGACAACAAAGAATCTTTTCCACAACTTAGAGTATTAAAACTACCAATAGAAGGATTAGAAAGAGAAGAAACACCAGACGAAAAAGTAGAAATAGAAGACAAAAAGGAGATAGTATGACGAAAAAAGTACCAAGCATATGCATATCATTACCTGCGTACGATCAAATGCATGTTGCAACCTGTTTATCATTGTTAAAGTTATTTGATAAATTTACTAAAGCTAAAATAAAAACAACAATAAATACATTTAAATGTCCTTACATTGGATATGGTAGGAATGTATTGACAGCACTATTCTTAAACTCAGGTTTTGATTATCAATTGTTTGTAGATGCAGATGTAGAGTTTGAACCTGAAGTTATAGGGAGAATGATAATATCAGAAAAAGATTTTATTTGTTGTCCATATAGAAAGAAAACACAAGATCAATCAGTTAAATATTCTGTTAACTTTGAAGACCATCAAAATATAAATATTGATAGCAAAGGAGTTACAGAAATAAAAAGAGGACCCGCAGGTTTAACATTAATTCATAGAAAAGTTTATGAACAATTAATGGCTAAACATCCTAACCTGCATATTAAAAATTACAGTGCTATACCAGAAGAAGCAGCTAAGTATCTTTATAATTTTTGGGAAACAGAATTTAAAGAAGGTATTTGGATTGGTGAAGATGTAAAATTTTGTGATCTAGCGAGGGAAGCTGGGTTTAAATTCCATGCGATAGTAGATGGAGAAACTATTCATCATGGAACTTATGGTTATAAAGGAAAGTTAGTAGATACTTTTCAGTCAGCGAAAAATGGCAAAGCTGACTAAAATTTTTGGTCCACCTGGCACAGGTAAGACTTACCGATTACTCCAAAGGGTGAGGGCTTATGTTCGAACTGGTACTCCATATCACCAGATTGGATATTTTGCCTTCACCAAAAAAGCATCGGGAGTAGCACGGGATAGGGTGGGAGTGTCGGAAAAACAAGTTCCATACTTCCAAACTATCCACGCGTTTTGCTTCCATCTTTTAAGCATGAATGAAGAACAAATTATGCAGCCTTATAATTATGAAGAGATAGGTAAGATGTTAGGAATTCGTGTAAATTTTTCTGATAAATATAATGAAGAACAAACACATTATTTAACTTGCAACAATCCATACTTTCAAATGATAGGTAAAGCTATCAACCTGGATATAGATATAAGAGAATTATATAATAGAAATGAACATGACAGAAAAGTTATTGATTGGGGACCATTAAAAAATATAGCGAGTACTCTAAAAGAATATAAAAAAGTAAATGAGATAATGGACTTTAATGATTTAATAAAAACATTGATAGACAAACAAGATAAGATACCAAAATTAAAAGCTATTTTTATTGATGAAGCACAAGACCTATCTCCACTACAATGGAAGTTAGTCGACATATTAAAAACTAAAACTGAACATTTATATTTAGCTGGTGATGATGACCAAGCTATTTATGCGTGGGCTGGAGCTGATGTCAATAGATTTATAACTGAACCTGGAAGAGAAATTATTTTAAAACATTCAAGAAGAATATCTAAAGCTGTACAGAAACAATCAGAAATACCCATTAGTCGTATAGCAGGCATCAGGAAACATAAGAAGTATTTACCAAGACCTGTGGAAGGATTAGCTCAACACATAAATAATTTAGGCCAGGTTAATTTAAAAGAAGGTAATTGGTTAATTTTGTCTAGGACTAAGAGTAATTTGCTTTCAATTATGGAGGAGCTTAGACGTAAGAATTTGTATTATGAAAGTAACAAAGGAAAAAGTTATACAGTTGGGATATACAAAGCAGCTGTAGCTTATACTAAATGGAGAATAGATGATGGACTAGAAGCAACAGAAATAGATGACATCAGAGATTACATACCGAATGCAAAATTTTGGAATAAAGATAAAGAATGGTATGATGTATTTACCGCAGCTCCACACAAAGAAGTTTTGTACATTAGAAATATGTTAGCAAATGGAGAGAAATTAAATGGTAAAGCAAGAATATTTGTTTCTACAATTCATGCAGCAAAAGGTGGTGAAGAAGACAATGTAATTTTATCTTTGCACCAAAGCAGTAAAGTTCAGAAAGGAATTAAACAAAGCATTGACAAACAAGATGAAGAGCATAGAGTGTGGTATGTGGGTATATCGAGAGCAAGAAATAATTTATATAAATTAAAAGCTAAAAAGATAATAAAGGAATATAAACTATGAGTGATGTATGGGATAAGCAACACGGCGGAAGTCACTATCAAAAATATAAAATACAGCCAAGCAAGTTTGTTGTAGAAAATGAAATATTATATCCAGAAGGCTGCGCAATAAAATATATTATAAGACATCGAGACAAGGGAAAGAAACAAGATCTATTAAAAGCAATACACTTTATAGAAATGATAATAGAGAGGGATTATGGAAAAAATAGGTCAAAATAAAATATTAAAAAGTCACGGTGAGTGGTTAAAAAATAATGGCTACTGCAAACAAGCTGAAGAATGTTTTAAACAAGCTGAAGAACTAACAAACAAAAGGAAAAAATATGAAGCTACCAAGTTATATGCAAGCTCAAACAGAGTGGGTAATGCATACAGAGTACCCAGACTTAAGAGAGCATGACGAAATAGCTATCGACTTAGAAACTAAAGATACATATTTAAAATCATTAGGATCAGGTGCAGTAGTAGGAAGAGGAGAGGTTGTAGGTATAGCTGTAGCTGTTCCAAATGGATCATGGTATTTTCCTATCGCTCACGCAGAAGGTCCAAACTCTAATCGAGAAAAAACTTTAGAGTGGTTTAAAGATATTTTAAATTGTCCAGCTACAAAAATTTTTCATAACGCAATGTATGATGTATGTTGGATACGAAAATTAGGCTTAAAAATCAATGGTTTAGTGGTAGATACCATGGTTGCATGTTCACTCCTAGACGAAAATAGATTTTCTTACACACTCAATACTTTGTCTTGGCATTTTTTAAACAAAGGTAAAAATGAAAAGTCACTTACTGAAGCTGCAAAGTCTAGAGGACTAGATGCAAAAGCTGACATGTGGCAGTTGCCTGCAAGTGAAGTTGGAGCTTACGCTGAAAAAGATGCAGAGTTAACTTTTGAACTTTGGCAACACGTAAAAAAATTAATTATTGAAGAAGATATACAAGATATTTTTAATTTGGAAACTGATCTTTTTCCTTGTCTCGTGGACATGCGTTTCCTAGGGGTGCGGGTAGATGTCGAAGCGGCCAATCAATTAAAAAAAGAATTAACCACCAAAGAAGAATTACTCCTACACCAAGTGAAAAAAGAAACAGGATTAGATACTCAGATATGGGCCGCAAGATCGATTGCCAAAGTTTTCGATAAATTAAATTTACCTTACGATAAGACTGAGAAAACAGAGTCACCTTCATTTACAAAAAATTTCCTTTCTAATCATCCACATCCTACAGTGCAATTAATATCACAGGCTAGAAAAATAAACAAGGTCAATACAACTTTTATAGATACGATATTAAAACATGAGCATTGTGGTAGAATACACGCAGAGATAAATCAAATTAGGTCTGATGATGGTGGTACAGTTACCGGAAGATTTTCATATCAAAATCCAAATCTACAACAAATACCTGCAAGAGATCCCGATACAGGTCCGTTGATTAGAAGTTTATTTATACCTGAGGAAGGAATGAAGTGGGGATGTTTTGACTACTCGCAACAGGAACCAAGACTTGTTGCACACTACGCATTACGCTTTGGTTTATCTTCTGTAAATCAAATTGCAGATTCTTATGATTCAAATCCTAAGACAGACTTTCACCAGATCGTAGCAGAGATGGCAGAGATACCACGTAGTCAAGCTAAAGTAATTAATCTAGGATTGTTTTATGGAATGGGCAAAGCAAAGCTTCAAGCAGAGTTAGGTGTATCAAAAGATAAAGCCTCTGCACTGTCAGAAAGATATCACTCACGTGTACCATTTGTAAAACAGTTAATGAATAAATTAATGAACGCAGCATCTAACAAAGGTAAAATAAAAACTTTACTTGGTAGAAGATGTAGGTTTCCTAAATACGAACCTGTGCTTAGAGGCGATGACTGGGGTAAGTATGTACCAGCAGAAGATCATGAACGAATGTTAGAATTACAACAAATGGGACCAACACTCCTAGACGAAAATGGACAGGACACAGGTAAGAAAAACTATTGGCACAATAATGCTTCACGTAGAGCATTTACATACAAAGCCTTAAATAAATTAATTCAAGGTAGTGCGGCCGACATGACAAAAAAAGCCATGTTAGAACTTTGGAAAGAGGGCATCACACCACATATACAAGTTCATGATGAACTTGATATATCAGTAACCAATGATTTGGAGGCTGCTAAGATAAAAGATATAATGGAATCTGCTGTTGACTTGAAGATACCAAACAAGGTAGATTACGAATCTGGCCCTAATTGGGGCAGTATAAAATGATTGACTATGGCTTATTTAAATGCAAACATACCTGTAACTTACGCACAAATACGAAGGGAGTATTTATATGACCTTACCAGACATCATGGAGAAGTTGAAGATTGTGTTATCTTCGGCATATCGAGTATTACGGGAAGGCCTAT